AAATGCTAAATAACTAGCAGTACCAACAATACATAATGGTAAAAGATGTTTAATTCTTATACTTTTCTTGTTATACCAAGTTGTTCCAGGTATAACAAAAACTTCTAATTCAAGTATTGTTTTGGCCATAAATGTTGCTCTTTCTAACATTTCTTGGAATGCTGTTTTAACGGCTTGTAATCTGTTGATCTTGTCAGATATTAAAAGTGTACCATTTCCACTGCTTCTAGATTTTTCGACAATGAGAGCACTTCTATCAGCAAATTTACGAATTGAAGAAACAATATCTGTTTTAAATTCATCTAATGTTTCTAACATCCACAAATTTCGTGAGTATGCACCAGCAATAGTTGGCTCTAAATATTGAAAATTTGCCCATTGATATTCAAAATTATTAAAATCCACAACTTTAGAGTTAGGATTTTTCCAATCAAGTTTCACAACAATATTACGTCTTCGATTGAAAGCATCTACATTAATAACATTAGGTGAAGAATTTAAATAAGAAGTATTAGATGTTATAATAATAATTCTCGAAGTAAATCTAACTTCACCCTTGATACCTTGTGAGATATTATCGACTGATGAAACTTCTAATGGAACATCTATAGTATCTACAAATCTAATTAACCATTGTTCTTCAGATTCATTAGTAAATTGTAAATAATCATTAAGAATAAAAATAGGTTGATTGTTATAACCATCGAAAAATTTATTCGTAGTATTATGTGAATAAATATACGAATTCAAATCATCATCGGTTATATCACTATCCTCTCCAAAACTTTCAGTCATCATTAATCTTGCTGTTTGTCGTGCAAGATCTGCGGCGAGTGTACTTTTACCAATACCAGGTTCTCCTGATAACCAGATAACATAAGGCATACTTCTGCGACCAGGTAAAACTCCTATTTTACCAGCAACAGTATATACCTCATCAAACCATTTAACATAATCTGCCAATAGGTCTGCCATACCACGGTTAACATTGTCTTCTGTTATGATATAGTCTTTTAAATATTTATGGGCGTCTAAAAATTGAGCTAATCTATGTGAGTTATAGACTATCTCATGTGTTTTGTATCTTTTTAATTCTACAATCTTATCCATAAAAGATTTGAAAGCACGATCTGTTGATACTGTAATATACATAGATAATAGTGGAAAGTTACAACATAAAATTTGCATCAAAATATCAGGCAACAACGTTATCATATGACATAAAACAGCTTCAAATGTTTTAATTGTCAATAGAGTTGATCCTAAAGATTTAATACTATTAAGTATTGATTTTGCACTAAAATTTTCTGGTACAGTACCCAAAAAGAAAACAGCAATTATTGAAATTACACCTTGAGCAAATGTTGTCATATCTGCTCCTTGTGTGTGCCTTGTATTTGATTGAGCTGGCACCAGCATCGTAAAGAATTTCAATAAAGGTTCTACTATGGCTTTCATATAGGCTTTACCGATGGCATAACCTGTTATTATAGCTATTGAATCAGAAAGTGTTAGAGTTCCATTATAAAATTTAGCTAATATGGTAACCATAGCTATGATATCAATAATATGATCTTTGATTAAATCAAATATCCCAGATGAAGAATCAGAGACTCCTCTCAAAGATGTTATAATATCAGAGACCATACGATATCCATAGTATGTTCCAGCAGCTCCACCTACAGCAGAAACTGCATCAGCTATATAAGATAAATAGACTAGACCTTGTGTTACACGATCATCTTTTAAGTTATCTAGTTTTTGTCTAGTTGTGTCATCTAAAATTTGTAATATATCATATTTATTATTAATTTGTACAATTTGTTGTTCTTGTACATTATCAACAATTTTGTTATCAATTTGTACCGATTGTTCTGGTACATAATCAATGACATCATTTGTATCAATGAAAACATATGAATCTTCATATATTTCCATTTGTTCTTCATCACAAAGAAAATCAAAATATTCT